CTTTCCAATTCCATGCAAGATATTTTGTTCCTGAACCGTAGTTATAAGCGTAGTTATTTCCTGCGGTAAGTCCAACAGTAAACCCATCAGAATCAAAACTTGTTACATTTCCGTATCCGCTTGTGTCATACGCTCCTTCTATAAAAGTACCATTAGTATAAAGAGCCTTTCCTAACCCTGTTCCCATTACAGAGTTAAATAAATTATGATCCCATCCCGCTGTTCTTCCTTTTGCCCATACTAGATCAGGCTGAAAACCAACACCTGTTACAGCACCTAATGCAGATGTTCCATCAGCGGATGTTGAAGTCCAAAGTTTAGTATTAAAATGTTTAGTAGGATCAGCAATACTAGGATCATCAAGGTTGCTAGTGTTTAACGCTTTGTATCCTGTAGGTGGCGTGTAATAGAAGTCCTCGCCATCACCGCCATTTCCTTGTGCTGTTTTGTTTCCTGCAAAGGAACTGTCTTGTCCAAAGTTATATACTCCAGATGAATTCTGACTTCCCGAAGCGGGACTATATTCATCGGTCAAAGAAGATACAGCCGCTCCTGTTTTAGATGATCCGCTAGTTGGATCACCGCTGTTTTGCCAAGTATTGTTTTTAGAAAAATAAACCGCTTGGTTATCTGCATCAAAAGCAACGCCTACAATATCTCCATTTGTGTAAGTATTCCCATAAGAAGAACCACTTCCATTGTTATAAAGGGAGCCGTCATATCCTCCATAACCCCAACCGTTTGCATCACTACCTAAATAATTTGAAAGTGTAGCGGTTGGTTTTGCAATTCCAATTACTAATTGGTCAGTATCTGTTTGACAAACTTCCCAATACCATTTGCCAGAAGAAGGTATTTGCATAGTTCCTTTACTAATGCCTTGACCACTTGTAACTTGTTTTAAGTTTCCTTCGCTTAAAGTTTGATTTGCCGCAGGGTCTAAAGGATTCAACGTAGCAAAGTTATTTGTCGGGCTATCAATTTTCCAATCACCCGCAATAACATTAACACTGCCCCAATTATTTCCGTTTCCAGAAGCGTCAATAGGATCAGTTGCTCTTGTAGCAAAATCTAAGTAAAAGCCGTTAGTGCCGTAACTTCCTTCGTATTTTTTAGCGATCCATTGATTAGTGTTTGAATTGGTTTCACCAAAGGATGCGGGTGTAAGGGCTTGTCCGTCTATGAAGTGGACTTCTGCTAGGTAGCCGTCCCATTGATGACTGCCATTAGCATTTCCAATTCGATGCTCGGTAGTGGTGTTAATAAATCCACAGTCTGCGTTTAGGCTTGCTTGTGTTTCGCTAATGTCTGTTAATTTTTCACCATTGACATATAGTTTTGCCCGATTTGCCGCTGACGATTCGGTGCTATCAAAGCACACCATTATGTGATACCACGCGGATGGGTCGCGATAATACGCGCTAGAAACAATATTAAAAACAGCAGAGCCAGAAGCATACGAAAAGGCTCTTAATACAATTCCGTCAAATTCGATTCCATCGTTGTTGTTAGAAATATCAGTTCCAGACCAAAACAAAAATCCTCGCTGATCTGGCGCACCTCTTTTAATCCAACCGCTCCATGTCCAAGTTTTACGATTGCTCGAACTACTAGGCGTTCTGGTGAAATAAGAGTTAGTATCAAAAACTACAGACCTTTCGATGTCATAACCAGTAGACTGACCAGATGCTCCTGCAAGTATGTTATTAAATATTGGCATTAAGAATAGTTCAGAGTAGCGACTGCATGGATGTTGGAAGCGTCAAGAATGACGTAATCAATCCTGTCAACAGCCGCCGCTGTGGTAGTTAGTGTTGGTGCAGTTCCTCCTGCAAAATCCCAATCACTTCCCCAACTAGCAGTCCTTGACCCAGTGCCGTCTTGAGTTATAAAGATGCTACCGCATTGACCTGCGGTGTCATTTGATGGATTAGCAAATGTTCTATTACCTCCAAGCGTTACAGAAAAGTTATTACTATCTGCCATATCAACAGTTATTGTTGCTCCATCTGACAAAGCCGTAATCTCTCCACGCTGTCCTGCTGTCCATGTATTAGCAGTACCAACTGCGGCTTTAGCGTCTATTTGAGTTTGAGCGTTAGAACTAAGAGAATTAATATACTGGAATTCAGTATTAGATACAGAGCCATCTGCTAATTTAGCGGCATCTATTCCAGTGGCTACCATAGAGTTTTCTACAGCAGTGCTGGCAATAGTTACTGCGCCAGTGTTAGCCATCGTCACATCACCGCTAAGAGCGGCGGCAGTAAATCCAGTACCATCACCTATAAGTATTTGCGTATCTGCTACAGCCTTGTCAGATGGATCACCTGATGAATTAGCATCTCTAACCTTAACTGTGTTAGCCGCCATGTGTGCAAGTTTAGCATTGGTAATTGACTCGTCTGCGGCAGAAACATCTTTCCAATCTACACCATTTGTTGCTGTACTATCTGCTGTTAATACTTTATCATTAACACCTACAGGAAGTCTTGTTTCAGAGTCTACTGTATTGTAAACAAGCAAGTCACCTTTGGTTGTTAGTTTGTCAGTACCAACAATAGACACCATTTGCCACTCACTTGATCCTGCTGAGTATTTCATGTACTGATCGTTAGTAGGCGAGGTAGAACTTACTGCTTCACCTTGTATTTTAGTAACCGTTACGGCTCCGGCATTAGTCATTGTAGCGTCACCTGATATAGACGCCGCTGTAAAGCCTGTACCATCACCAATTAAAACTTGAGTATCTCCTACGGCTTTATCAGAAGGTACACCGCTTGAGTTAGCATCTCTAACTTTTACAGTATTAGCCGCCATATCAGCCATTTCAGCGTTAGCAACACCTGCATCCTTGATAGTTACAGCGCCAGAAGAAACAGAAAAGTTATCAGTAGAAAACGAGGCTATGCCTTTATTAGCTGAAGTAGCATCTTCGCCTTTAACTGTAAGAGTGGTTCCTGTGGCAGATGTATCAATGCCTTCACCACCTGTAATGGTTAGGCTTTCTGAATCAAGATCAATGTCAATATTGCCGCTATCAGATACAACATCCAAATCTTGTGCTGTAACTTGTGAATCAACATACGCTTTGATTGACTGTTGTGTAGCAAGTTTAACAGCCGAATCGGAGGCCATGTCATCTTCATCTTTAATTCCTGTTACTGTTGCGCCATCACCGGCTACATTAACACTACTAAACTTACCTGTAGACGCAGTAGTAGCACCAATAGGAGTTCCGTCAATAGACCCTGCATCAATGTCTACACTGTTACTTACTTCAGGGTTAACAGCCAAGGTAATCCAAGCGTCATTAGCCTGATTCCTAATCTTAAGCAGGTTGTTTGATGTGTCTAACCAAACTAATCCTGAAGACTGAGCGGCGTTACCTGTTATACTAGGAGCCGTAGCCTTTGCAATAATAACTTGAACAGCCTGATCTGGGCCTGTATTATTAGAACCCGCAGGAAATGTCTTCTTTAATACATCTTTAATTAAACGTAAATGATCGTCGCCTTCACTTACGTTGTCACTCGATAGCGGGTAAGAACTATTGAGGTTTGTTATAAAATTTCCAGATTCTATGCCCATAATTTATATCCTAATAATATCCAGAGGTGTTCATTACTCTTAATTCAGAGCCAGAATACCTATCTTTGTCATCTTGACTTTGCAGGTCAGAAAGAGCCTGTCTAAGTCCTCGTTCCCATACCGGGATACGTTGATCGTTTTGAAGAAAAGGTTCTGCCTGTAATAAGGCTCCGTATAAATAAACATCTGGAGCGTTTAAGATAACCCAGTTAGTTGTGTTTGAATCGCTGAGTCCTTCAAATGTTTTGTAGTAAGTCATAGTGTAGTTATAAACGCTATCTGGCGTAGGGCCAAAAAAGATTTTATCACCTATAATACTATAACTATCAGGCTTGCCAGAAGAACTACCTGCCCATACTCTATAAAGCATCTCAGGAGTTATATACTGCAAAGATGTTACAGGGCTTGTGTCTAGATGTATTTCTCTCATCTGCACATAGCCAGTAGGCAAGTCGTATGACTTGGTTCCTCCAACAGTAGCCTCTGTTACTATAGTTTCCATAGGTCTAATCCTAAGAACCCTATTAAACAACGCTTCATTAAGAGCAATAAAATCAGGCAACTGGTCAGACAGATCATCTCTATCTAACCAGTTTGCAATAGCGGATTTTAATGTAGTGAATGAATTAATAGCCATTAACTGTTTTTACTTTTAAACCAGACTTTACTGTTAATAATTGGTTTCTGATTGTTACCGCTAAATGTAGGTTGATATAGCCACATAATTAAACCCTCGTTGGTGTAGTCCTGAAGTATTTATTATCAGGATCATTTAAATATTTCTTAAGTAATTTTTCATCTTTTTGTATAGCGCCATTTGTTTCTTTCATCCATATTTCCCATACAGTAGTAGGAATTGAAGCGACAGTTACACCGTTGTCAGTTCCCATTGCTGATGCTTTTCCAAATGTTAAATAGTCACCATAGTTGTTTAAGTTCTTTTTGTTCTGCTCAATAATAGGTTCTACATCTTGATAAGTATTAATAGTCGCTGTTCCGTCATTGTTAATATCTAACTTCCAAGGTCTGGAAGTAGGACTATCGTAGTTCCATCCTGAAGAGTTCATAAGGGCATTTCACTCCTATCTGCGGCAATCTTTTTAAATTTTTCATGTACATTTTTTGCATGCTGTTTAGAATCAAAAGGTTTCTTTTCTACTGTAGTAGATTTTTTAGCCTTTAATGCTTTTGCAAGTTCTTTCTTAGTAACCATAAAATCTTTTTCCCTAAACCAAAAAGTTAAAATCCATTTGTCTCCATCTTCTGGAGGTAAACCCATATGTAAAGATGAAGGATGCGGAACCTTATGCTCATCAAGATTCCCAAATATAATTGTCCTGCCTTGTACTGCTTTAATTGCTAATCCTAAAACAGGAAAAACTGTGCCACCACCATCACTTACTGTATTTAAATAAGTAATCATAGTGACACAGCGGTTTCCACTTTCTTTTACTTTTGCAGACTTTGGCATTTCTCCCTTATCATCTGGGAGAAAGCCATCGTAGTGAGGTTTATACTCCTGACCCGGCTGATACCTTTGAATAGTCACAGGTTCCAACCGAGTAGGAGGTAAACCACACATATCGGATAACGCTTCAATAACAGTATCTAGCACATCATTATCACCGTAACTAAAGTAAGAACCTTTACTTGTTCTTATTTTATCTTGGATATATTTACCATCACGGATTATAAGATTATCACCAAGCCCTTTACTTTCAGCAAGGTTTATTATGTGATCACATAAATCAGGTGATAGCACATTATCTTCAACAATAATTGTAGGACTGTTATTGTATTTTATCATTAAGCGTCTTTAACTCCGATAACTGCCGCGTTTGCCAGACCGTTCTTAGCGCGAAGACCGTACTCAGCAATCATCAACTGCTTCATGCTGTCACCAGTCTTGGCAAGAGTTTCCGTCTGGAATGGGCGTAAGTAATCAACTGACCAAAAATCAAAGTCAACAAAGAAAAGCATATCAGCCAACATCAAACGGCTAGGTACAATTTTCAAAGTGCCAAAGTCAGTTACCAAAACATCAATGGCGTTGACAGCCGTAGTCGGTTTGTCACCTGCCGCATTCGATTGAATATCAGCAAGAACAGAACCACCTAAAGCACTAATCTTCTGCTTAAGATCAGCAGGAGCCATAATCGTTGAAGGCTCTCCACCATTGGTAAAGCAGCGTTCCATAGCAAGGTTAATCATTGCCATCGTTAGAACAGCCGAAGTACCAAAAGATGCAACAGTAGTTCCATCAGGGCCGACAGCAGGAGAACTGCCACCGTTGTTAACAACACCAACAACAGGAGAAGCCGAACCAAGAATGATGTTCGATGTCCCTGCCGAAGTCGTGCCTAGCCAAGACATTACAGCCGCCGTCTTACGAGCAGTACCCGCCGCGCCCGCGGCTTTTACGTCGTTAGACAGTAGCATTTTTTCCATGTCTCGTTTAATTTCTTTAGCACGTTTTGCAAGTTGATAAGCCTGAGTTGATTTTCGACCTGCAAAATCAACCGCTTCTGCCGTTCCACTTGACTGAACCGCTTTGTATGAAATTTGACAATAATTCGTTAATCGAGTAGGCTCTGCAACTGCAAGAGCGTCCATGCTGTCATCGCCTTCTAACTGTTGGTTAGCGGCGGCGGCAGTTAGTTCGTCTGTCTGCCACTCAAACAATGTATTGTCAGCCGACCCTTTGCCTATGCCAGATAAAAATGGCGTATCCATTGGGCTAATATTATAAATGATATTACTTAGGTCTTCACGGATACCAATAGCACCGTAAGTTGTCCTAGTATTTGTTGCGATTGCCATAAAATGACTCCTTTATTATTATAGTTCTATAAAATCTTCAAACAGACCTGCGGCATCTTCTGCCCTTCCTGTCTGCTGTAGACGTTTCATTTGTTTGGCACGTTTAGTTTTGTCATTATCTGCTTTGTTCGCTTTTGCTTTGCTACGAACTACTTTAGGTTTATTCTTTACTTTCTTTTTCCTTGCAGTAGTTTGTTTGCTTTGCATATCTTCATATGCTTTTGCTTGCATTAAAACAATAATTGATCTATGATCCACAAGTTGATTTAACTCATCTTGGCTATATCCTTTACTTATTGCAAATTCAGCAACGGCTTTTTGTATTGCTTGCCGTTTACCATCATCTGCCCAGTCAGGAATAATACTAGCCATTTTCTGATGTTCCTGCATAGCAACTCTTTGCATCTCTTGTTGTGATGCAGTTTGCTGTTCTTGTTGGGCTTTTGACTGAGCGTCTTGTAGAGATCGAATTTGTTCTTGAGCCTGAGTGTACTCATGGCTTTTGATTAAATATTCTTCCCTGTCCTCAGTCTTAAGTCTGTTCCAATCAATGTTGCGGAACTCATTTAAATGTGAGTAGTTTGTTTCAATTGCTTGTGCGACAGCACTAACGTACTGTTCTCTGGCTTGCTGAGTCTTGGCAATTTCAGCCTGATACTGCTCGACTGTATTGTCTATCTGCTTTCGATATTCTGCAAGTTGTTGAGTTTTCCTTGTATAATCCGCTTGTCGGGAGTAGCCGTTAACGAGTTCTTCTTCAGTGACTTCATGTTCCTCTCCGTCTACCGTTACAGTATAGAGAGTCGTCTCTTCCGAGTCGTCTTCAACTTCTTCTTCATCGGATTCCTCAGATTCATCATCCTCAGTATCTTCATCCGGTTCTTCACCTTCTTCTTCAACTTCATCAGATTCTTCCTCTAAGACGTCTTCAGTTACTTCTTCAGACGGCGATGCTTGCTCTTCCTCTTCCGGTTTCTCTAATGAGTCCATGAGTCCAAGTATTGCATCTTGGGCTTCGGATATGCTACCGGGTGTTTCAGGTAGTTCTCCGACAAGTTGTGGGCCTGATTGGTTATCCACCATAATAATCTCCTACAATTGGTATTCCTTTAGTTTCTTCGCCATATCTCCAGTTTCTACAATACTGGTTAGATGAATGCGTATCCTCTCAAGGAGTCTTAATGACAACCAGATTTGTTCTCTGGTTTCGTGTTCACTAACTCCCGAAGAGTTCCAAGAGTTTAGTAAATTTTTTTCTAGCGTTTCAAACGCTTCGTTAAACAACGGATCAGTGAGGAGGCGTTTAGCGTGTTCCTCTCTTAGTTCGTTCATATTTATCCTATAGCAATGGGTCTATTTTGTTGTGCTTCTAGTTGCAGTTCTGCCGCTTTAAGTTGAGCATCAACGGCAGAGTCAGCGGCTTCTTGCTGAAGTTTCTGCTGTTTCAACTGAAGGTCTGCGGCTTTAATCTGGAGTTCTTGCTGTTTAATCTGCATCTCCATTTGTCTTTCTTGTTGACCCGGATCAGGCTGTTGTGGAGCCATATCAGGATCAGTTAAGAAATCGCCTACATTTTGGAAGCCCATGTTCTTTACAAGAGCCGCTCCCATGTTATACATATTCTTTTCTGTTACAATGTTTAAACCACCGCGCATTGCATCTCCTGCAAACTGCATCATAGTAGTCAAATGCATTAACTGTTGGTCACGGTTACCATTACCAATACCTACTGCAACTGTGCAATCCATTTTGTCTCGCCACATATCAGGTCGAACAGGAATCCATTTGTTTCTAAGTTTAACAACACGTTCATGGTCTTGATTTTTAAGTACAAGTTCGTAAATGTTACGCATTAAATCTCTTACACCAGTCTCAGCAAAGCATCGGGCTATTAACTCTACTCTGGACTGAGCGGCTGTCATAGTAGCGTTTACTGCTGTAGCCGTTGTATGACTTGTTAAAGCGTTGTCGTTAAGACCTTGGCTGTATTTGTTTACACCACTTCGTGACTCTCTTTGCTCATCAAGGTAACTAAGCATCTGGAATGAAGACGCTTCAAGTTGTGGTGTTGCTAACGGCATAATAGCGTTAGGTGATTTAACTCTTACTACACCGCCCGGACGCTGAGACAACAGGTCATCAAGGTTAGCCTGACCTTCTAGGACTGCATACCTACCAAAGTTTTGGTTGTACATATTGTCCATTAGGTTACGCATAAGCGTAGATTTAATTAATTGCAAATCCATAATAAGGTCTGCAATAGATAATCCAAAGAACTTATGAGGAATCTTTACTGGTGTAATACTTACAAATGGAATCTTATCAATAGCGTCATTGGCTAATATTTTACTGCCTACACTGCAAATCTTTCTTAACTCTGCAATGCCGTCACCGTCATAGTCTGT